TGCGACACCCGGTTCCGGAACTAAATATTGGGATCTAAATGTGTATATAATAGTTTTTAGCGGTATCTTGAGATAATCATACTTCGGTTCCGATATTTCAGCGTCGAATCTAATTCTATTTAAATTAACTTCTTTTAATGGAGTAGATTTTTTGTCGTCTATAAATTTTTTAATTTTTTCGTAAATATTGTAATCAGTGTCGGTAGATAAATACTTTAGAGCAAATAAGTCGGCGAGTTTCAAAAGATCGATACGTTTATAATTTTGTGTTGAAACTAAATTTTCGTTCCACCTTAAAAAAGGAGGATAGAAACCTCCGCGTATATATTGACCATTTATAACAAAATATTTATCATCTGTGTAGTCGTCCGGTTTTGTAGTATAAATAGTTGGCGGTACATATTTATTATTGCTTTCATATATTAATTCGTCCTGTAAAATCCTCGCACGTTCGCTTTCACCAACATTAGCGGCATCAGAATACGACTCTTGATCCTCGTCCGTTTTTTCACCTGCATCCTTTTTGGAAACTCTATAAGTATTCTGTGCTTGAAGTTCTCTATTTTCTAAAGAGGATATATATAATTCTATATTTTCTGGAGTTATTTTTCTCGTAAACTTGGTAATTATTTCTATATCTTCTTTTGTAAAATCTCCATTATTTAATATAAATTTTATAATAATTGATATAAAATCGTACTCGTTAATTAATTCGCTTTGTTCTAAAAGTATTAAACTCTCGCATATCAATTTAAATTTGCTGTTAATTATATAATTATAATACATATAATCTTCAGGAGTTTTTGATAATGAATAAATTATTCTTTCTGTATGAAGCGACATTTTTTTATAGTTTGTAACTTTGCAAGTACCAAATGTGCGCTCTAAATCTTCTTGTCTATCTATTCTATTGGATATTGTAGATAATTTAAATATTCGTCTAGAAGCTAATCTATTTCTTTGGCGCAAAAGAAATCTTAGTCTAAAGTTTAACTCTATCATCCCACTTGGAACTTCAAGTTTTGTGTAACTAATTATAGATTTTTCCCATTGAATTTTTTCTACATATTCAGACATTATTTGACCAATTTCAATATTTTTAAGTTCTGGGTGCGCATTTTTAAAAGCTTTAAAATCGTGACTCGATAATGAAAGTTCTTCTTTATATGTGTCGTATAGAGAAGTATTCGGTTTCCATTCTAACAATTCTTTTATTTTTTTAATTTTATCTTCATCTGTTTTAACTTCAAACGTGTTTTCTTGTACTGTATTGTTTGGAGTCTCGTAAAGCAATAATTCTTTTACTGAAGACTGTCTACTTAATAGTATATCTTCAAGTTTTTCTGGAAAATTATCGAATATAAATATTACTTTTTTAATATTGAATTGGTAATTTTCACTTGAAAAGTTGAAAATGTCCTCTTCTATATGTTTAATTAATTCCTCCGCACCAGGATCCGTAAGACTAATGTAATTTATTAGTTTTTCAAGTCCATATTCTCTCATTTTGATCACTTCAGACTCGTTATCTATTAATTGTTTACTGGAAAGTTGAGCGGTAGCAGAAGTTTTAATTTTGTCCATTTTAAAAATTAAAAAATACTCAATTTGCATAATTTTATTTAACAGTATTTTAACATTCGATTCCTCTTCTAAGTTATCAGTGGCCGCTTTTTTAAGTCTAATTGGTTCGCTAAGTTGAATTTTAAATTTATCGGGGACATCGGGGACATCGGGCTTATTATAATAATCATATCGAAGCTCTTCGAATGATTTTGTTTCTGTTTTTTGGCCAAGTAAAAATGGAGCAGTCCGTGGTTTAAGTCGCGGATATTTTAGCTCACTCTTATTTGTTAATTTTTCAGAAAGTTGTTCATCTTCAATTTTTTTTAAATCTTTAGATATTTTAATTAACAGTCTTTTAAATACCAGCAAGAAATCTTCAAAGGATTTATATCTAAGTGTTTTCTTAGAACCATCGATAAATTCTGAATGAATTTCCCAAATTTCAACTATCTCTGTATACGTTGCTTCTTTAGAATTAAGTTCAGAATAGAGATTATCCTGAAATGGTACAATTGTATCATAGTCGTCCATATTTAAATCTGTGTCGTCGTCTGGATCATCGTTAATCGTTTTCAAAGGATTTTTATTTGCCTTTAGGGCTAAATATCCTATATTTCCGACTTCATTTAATTCTATTACACTTGAATCTTCCTGAACATTATATATATTTGGTCTACTATATTTATATTCAGTTAAAATGCTACCGGGTGGTAATTTGTATAATTCGTTATCCGAAAGTAATTGCGCTTCTATATCAAGCGCGTCCGGTGTAGTTTTAAATTTGAAGGCATATTGTTTATTAGCTCGCAATTTTTCTATATAAGTAAGTAATTCAAAAAGTTGTATATCTGCACATTTAATTAATTGAAGTTTAGACATTTGCCTCAACATAGACTTTAATTCATTTAATCTTTCAACTGTAGCCATTTCTTGAGGATTTAGAAGTTGATTTATATCTTCTGTGCGTTTAATTTTTTCTATATCTCCTCTTATAGAAGGTACAAGTTTAAATTCTAAGCTTGGTCTACCTAACGTAGAATCGTAAAATATCTTAGTTACTTCAAACGACGTAGTATGATAATCTACTATTTTTTTAGCGTCTGAATATTTTGAGATGTATGTTTCTATAACTGGATCTATATCTTCCTGCTTTAGTCTTCCAGTAATTTTAAGGTCGTAATACTTATCTACAGCAGACGCCGTTTTACCAATTGGTATAGCAGGGAATTTAACACCATGTTTTTTAGCTACTTTTTTAATTTGTTTTTCTTCCATTTTTTCTAATTTTTCTAATTTTTCTAAAAAAGTTAAATCTTCTTCAAAATCAGCCACCGGCTGTTCTGATAAATCGTCGGTTTCTATTTCTGAACTTTTTAAAATTGAATATTCTGTTCTTATCGCGTTTGTGTATACTTCATTAAATCTTTCTTCCGAAATTGCTCCCAATTTATACGCTTCTATAGCCTCTTTTCTCAAAATTCGAGCATCTTCTATTATTTTTTGCTTTTCTTCGGTCATTATATTATGCTTTTTTGTAAGCATATCTAAATAATAATTTGTTTTGAGTATTTCACTATCAAATTCAGTTTGTGTTATAGTTCCTCTAGATATAGATTCAGATAAAATATTAATATAATTTTCTAGGCTTGCTACCCTATCTGGAACTACGTGTTCTTCTAGACTATAGTCCTGTAAATCCAAATTTAATTGCGGTTGTAAAACATCTAGAGGTTCATTTTCATCTTCTTCGAATGGATTAAAGTCTTCCTCGTCTTCGTTTTCATCTTCGTATTCGTTTTCATCTTCGTATTCGTTTTCATCTTCGTCAGACATTATTATAATTATAATATATATTTATCTTTTAAAAAAATTTTATAATTATAAATTATAATGAGAACAGTTTATCTACTTAAAAACTGTCCAAAGAGTTTTGGAGTGTTATTAAAACTTGTTAAGATGGGAGAAATAACTACAAATGTTGTAATCGTTGATAAATTTTACTCTACGATATTAAAACGGGATAAAAGAGTAAAAAGTTTTCCATTTGTAATAAATACATTTCCTACAATTAGGGGTTTGATACCAAAGATAGCTAAAGTTATACCATTTAGAATGTATTTTACAAAATGTAAACCAAAATGTAAACCAAAATGTAAACCAAAATGTAAACCTAAATGTAAATACGCTAGAGTTATAACTTATATGCCTCCTAAATTTATTAGGAGTCCAAGATTTATAATAAATCCTAAAAAAATACTAAATCCTAGGTATATTGTAAATTCTAATCCTAGAAAAATTAATAAAAAACCTATAATTAAAGCTATAAAACAAAAGGATGAAAGTATAAATATTATTTTGTGTAATAAATAATAAATGAGCGGTAATTATAAATCAGAACTGTGGGATTTTGATGAAAATACAAATTACGTATTAATAAATGGATACAAGGTATTGAAATATCCAGATTATTTAAAAGCGTCTTTATTATTAAGTAAAATAAATAATTTAATACGTAGATGTTTTGAATCTATATTTAATAACGAGATGATTACACCTGAAGTAGAATTGTTGTTAACTACTCCATTTTATTTACAGGAAATGCAATTAATCGAATATCAAAATAATATTAAATTTCAAGGTTTAAATAAACCTAAAAATGTAATACCAACTAATGAAATCGATATAGGGCCTGATAAAAATTTACGAGCACAGTATAGAGTAATATTTTTAACTTTGAGAAAAAATAACAAGCTGCTACCAATTAAATTTCTTAAAAACCTGATAGCGCATGAATTAGCGCATACTGCTTTAAATCACGTAACATGGAGAGATGACGATCATGGGGGACAATTTAAATTGATATACGAAATTATAATGAGAAATTTTAATTAAATTAGATAAATTCACATTAAATACATTCACATTCCATAAGAGAATTTTTAAGTTTAGAATTACTCATGTCTTGTGAAAGTTTTATAAAATTTGTTTCATAATTTTCAAGTTGCGAAGCCTGGATACTGCATAGTTTTTTTAATTCACGGTTTTCTTTGAGAACAAAATTAATCATATCACTTGTAGAGTTAAAATGGCCATACATTTTTGCGTGATCATTTTTAAGCTTAAGTAACCAATTTTTGTGCATAAAGGATTCAAAGTGAACCATTATAGATCCATGAGTAAGTTTATACTCCCTGCCCATACATGGGCATATAATTTTACTCCGGGTTTCTTTCTTAATTTCAGGCAAAGTCTTATCTATCAAATCGTTATTCTCGAGTTTAGGAGAATATTCTTTTGTAGTCTCTATTAGGGTAGTCATTATAATAAATTATAACTAATAGCTTTAAATATTTTTAAGCAATTATAGTACCTTGAGTAATTTTAGGCTCTAATGTATCGAGAACTACGTATTTTTTATATTTTTCTTTATTATTTCTGTATAAATTTCTGTATAACAAAGAAATAACACAGGACATTAAAAATATACAAAATATTATGTTTAAATTAATTGAATCTAATTTATCTTCAGAAATAAATAAAAAGTTTAGTTTATAATCCGGAATATAATATCTATAAAATGTTTCTTCATCATAAACAAACGAGTACATAACTATAATTAATTATTATTTTATTTTTAAATAATTTAAATTTAATTTACACATTATGCCTTTTTAACTTCCGCAGTTTTTTTAGACAAAGCCCATTCTGCAGCGGCTTTACTAAAGGTTTTTTTATGATCGTACTCTGTTCCTTCTTTTTCTTTAGCATTTTCACAAAAACTCTTGATAAATTTATTGTATTCCGATGGTGCTTTTTTCTTATAATCTGGGTCTGCCTTTTTATCTTTTTTAAGTTTAGATTTTATATCCTTGATTTCTTTTTCTAATACACTAATTCTGTCCGCGTCGCTCATTTTAAAATTACAAATACTTTTATTTAGTTTTTTTAACGAGATTATACTATATATGAATAATTAGATCCGAAAGAATCGGATAATCTTTTAATAAAAATAACAGAGGCTTTATAGCAAGGATTTTTTAACTTTAAAAGTTTATAATTAGTAAACTCCCATGGCCACAGATATAATGATTTGTGAATGGAAATTGGATATATAATCTTTGTAGAATTAAGAGAATATTTAACTTTGTACATTAAGTTATTCCAATTTATTATTACTCTAGAATTGGGCTCTTCGAATTTTTCAATAATAGGTACAATATCTCTTAAAATTTTTGGAGTTTTAATAAAATCTTCGATCGAGTAACTGTTTCTATTTACAAAAATTTCTTTATTTTCGTCGTATTCATCGTAAACGGGTTTCCACCTAAAAGGAGCGTTATTATTTTTAATGTGACATATGCAACAGAATAACCCAGTTTTAACGTTTGTGTATTCAATAAACGGAACACTTGGTTTTTGTTCACATTGAAAATTTTTAATTAACTTTGAATTTTTCCAGATATGCAAATGTAAAGATTTTGGATCAAAGTAAGGACCAGGTTCAGTAGTAGATTCTGTATAAACTTTTTTATCTGGACCATTCCCTCTTTGTTTTATCTCTATTTTAATGAGAGCATCAATGGAACACCGTTTCGGATTATAAACGGTGTTCCATTCTTCTTTTTCAGTAAAAAGATAATTTCTGTATTCTTCGATACTCATAGTATCGTTAGTCATCTTTACATCTTATTTGTTTTATTTTTTAAATAACAATTTAAATAGCAATTTTAAAAATCTTCTACATATTCTAATTTTTTATCTATTATCTGTTCTGGACGATTGTAATCTGTAACTCGTTGCTCAAAAAAATTGCTTTTACCATCAAGAGACATCGTGTCCATGAAACTGAAAGGACACACTACATCATAAATTTTAGAATATCCAAGTTTTTCTAGAAGCCTATCTGCCTGAAACTCAATATATGTTCCCATAGCATAAGAGTTAATTCCAATTAAATTACATGAAAGAGAATCACATATGAATTCTTTTTCTATATCTACAGCAGTGCGCATCATATCATACATAACATAATCCGTCAATTTATTTTCAATGTAAGAATACATGAGAACTCCAAAATCAGTATGTAGAGATTCGTCTCTAGCTATCAGTTCATTGCTCTTTCCTAGAGCTTTAGTCATCAATCCTTTAACATATTTTAACCAGAATATAGCACAAAAAGATCCAGAAAAAAATATTCCTTCGATTATAGTAAAAGCTACAAGTCTCTCTTGAAAAGGGATGTCTTTATTCAACCAGAGTTCTGCCCACTCCGCTTTCTTTTTAACAGCGGGTATTTCTTTTATCCCATTTAGAATTTTAATCTTTTCTTCCTGATCTGTAATATAAGTATCAATCATCAACGCATATGTCTCAGAATGAATTGTTTCCATTGCGGCCTGCCATCCATAATATGCTCTAATTTCTGGAATCTTGATTTCGTCTATAAAATTTACGGATAAATTTTCGAAAATAATACCATCCGAGCCAGCAAAAAAAGCAAGGATGTTAGATATAAATTTTTTTTCTTCCTCACTTAGCAATTCCCAATCAGATTTATCTGCTGGGAAATCAATTTCTTCAGCCGTCCAAAATGCACGTTGATGTTTTTTATACAAATCCCATGGTTTTTTCCATATAATTGGTTGTAAAACATATCTATTCGACTCTTCAGAAAGTATAGGTTCTGGTTTACTATAATTATTCATTTTATTATATTATAATATAATATTTAATTTTAAATAGATTTTATATTATCAGTTTAGATATAATTACAGGACGTACACGTTCCAAAACAGCTTCTATTTCTAGATCTAGAGTTATATTTTTTTCCTCTTTTTCCGAACCCAAGTGCTGTAAATGGATCATAATCATCGTCATCGTCCGTTGCGTTCATCGCCGCTGAGTTCATATCTGCCGCTCTAAGATTCGCTAGTTGCCTCTCTACTTCAGCAAGCTCCGCATCTTCATCAAATGGATTTGTACCAGGCATGTCTATAGCGTCTTCATACATTGATCTTCGGCCGCCCATTTTCACGCATACACCTCGCGGATTTCTATAGTAATTATCCGGACACAACTTACGATATCTACCTGTAATCGGATTAATTTCGTACCCCTCTGGAATACCAACTGGACGAAGTCTAGGTTTTCCTAAACATCTTCCAGAATCAGGGTCGCGACCGTACAAACAAATTTTTCGTAGTTTTCCACTTGGTGCATACTCATAACCCATTGGTGGCGCTAATGTTTGATCCATAGGTCTAGTGAAGCATCTACCGGTAAGGGCATTTCTGCCATAAGTACATATTTTACGAAGTCTTCCAGTATCTGGATTAATTTCGTATCCTTCCCTCATAGCATACATTTTAGTAGCCGGTAAGCATCTCCCAGTTTTTAAATTTCGCCCATGTTCACACATTTTACGATATTTTCCAGTATCTGGATTATACTCATATCCGGCCGGTCCCGGTTTAACTATACGCGGACCAGGATTACATTTTCCAGTAGTTGGGTTTCTACCATATTCGCAGATTTTACGCATTCTACCGGTACCAGGATTAATTTCGTACCCATCTGGAACAATTGCTCCAAAACAGTTTTTTCTAGAGGATGATTTACGCGTACCTTTTTTACGACCCTGTACTACACTCCAAGCATCTTTTAAAGACATGCCAGATGACCACATTAATTTCATTGCGCGTTTATTATCACCTTTACGACCAAAATCCATTACTTTAATTATTATACAATATTTTTAAAAAAAATTAATTAAATTTATTCTTTCATTGTTTTATGTATTCTATACATAAATTTATACATACCCAAATCGAAAGCTTCAGATTTTAAAAGGTCGTCTATTTCTTTTTTGTTACAGATGTCGTTTACCCAAAATTCCATCCTATACATAGCGCTTTTATCCCGAGTATTATCAACTATTCTTATACCATTTATATATTCACAAGCCTTATTACATCCGGATACAAGCTCAATTAAACTAGACATCCACTGATTTTGCAGCAAATTAAAGTCAAAATTATTTCTAATTGAAAATTCAAAACCGTTTACGTTCATCTCATCTTCCCAACGTGGAGAAATATCGTTTTTAAAAAAAGAATAAGCACACGGAGAGGCGTTATTTCTTTTCATTTTTTTAGTATTAATTCCGTCTGAAAAAATTTCATATATTTTTGGGACGTTATTAAATGTTTGCCAAAATGTCTTAATATCTGTTATATCTATTAATTTTTCTAAATTTTTTGCGTATGTATCCCCAAGATCTTTATATTGAATATACAAAGTCCATTTTTCGGCTAATTCGTAATTCATAATTATTACACGCACAATTTATTATTTTTTTTTCTTTTAAATTAATAACATGGAACTTTCTGGTAAATCTAATATTAATCCAAAAATTTGGGGACCTTTTTTTTGGAAAACGTTTCATCTTTCAACTTTTGGATACCCGGAGAAACCAAACGATGTTGATATGGAAGTTTACGGCAATTTTTATAAATCTTTTATGAAAATTTTACCGTGTAATAAATGTTCAATTGAATCTCAAAAAATGCTAAACTCCGAATTAATTGAAGCTCTCAAAACTAGAGAAACTTTAATTAATTGGGGACATTCTTTTCATAAAAGTGTAAATGATAAAATTTCTGCTAAAAATCTCGAATTGACTGAATTTAAGGCAGAAATGCACAACCTAATAAATGGAAAATTTAATAATGTATCCGATCTAAAAGAAACTGAATCTTACAGTATGTATGTTTATATATCGCTAATTTTGCTTGTAATAGTAGCTATAACTATTTATTTTATTTTTAAGAACCGCACGATAGACAATCCTTAAATTTAGAATTAGATTTAGTTTTAGATTTTTCCATAGCCACCTGAGTAGTAAAGTTTTGATTTTCTAGAATAGATTTTGTTCTGATGTAATAAGAACCAGTTTTCAACCCATTTTTCCATCCATACATATGAATCGAATGAATAACTTTCTGTTGAGGAGGATTAACAAACAAGTTCAAACTCTGACTCTGATCTACAAACGGTCCTCTATCGATGGACATATTAAGCAAACACTTTTGAGGAAGTTCCCATGCAGTTTTGTAGATGTCTTTAATGTATTGTGGAAGATTAGTATTTTGAACTGAGCCTTTATCTAACATAATTTCTTCGATTATTTTTCCATTATACAAATTTCTACTACGTAGCTCATTAACGAGGTGATTGTTGAGAACAATATAATTTCCAGACAAAACTGCTCGCGTGTAAATATTAGATGTATATGGCTCAAAAGATTCATTATTTCCCATGATTTGAGCAGTAGAAGCTGTGGGCATTGGAGCAATTAATAGACTATTTCTTAGACCATGTTCCTTGATTTTGGATTTTAGTTCTTCCCAGATCTCGTTTGAGTATTTTTGAGGTTTAACGTTCCACAAATCAAATTGAAGTATTCCCATACTCGTAGGAGATCCGGGAAAAGTTTCGTAATATCCTTGATTTTTCGCTAATTCACAAGACATACACAACGCGTTGTAATACATGCATTCAAATATATCTTTATTAAGTTGTCTGGCCATCTCAGAATCATAAGGCATTTTAAGCATCATAAATACATCAGCAAGGCCTTGAATACCTATACCCATTGGACGATGTTTCATATTAGAAAGTTTTGATTCTGGAGTTGGATATGAATTACAATCTATAATGTTATTTAGATTAACAACTAATTCTTTAGTTTTTAGACCCAGAAGTTCAAAGTTAAATACTCCGTTTTCAACGTAACTTGGAAGACAAAGACTTGCAAGATTACATACAGCCGTTTCTTTAGAATCTGAATATTGTACTATTTCTGTACACAGATTACTGCTTTTTATAATTCCATAATGTTTTTGATTTGATTTTCTGTTAATCGAATCTTTATAGAGAATGTAAGGTGATCCGGTTTCAATTTGACAGTTAATTACCCTTTCCCATAGTTCAACAGCCTTGATTTGTTTTCTATATTTTCCTGATGATTCATAATCTGTATACAGTTTTTCAAATTCTTCTCCATAAGAATCTGTAAGACCCGGGCATTCGTTTGGACACATAAGAGACCACATTTCATTGTTATCTACCCGGCGCATGAAAAGATCTGGAATCCATAGGCCGTAGAATAAATCTCTTGCTCTCATTTCCTCTGCGCCATTATTCTTTTTAGCATCCAAAAAGTCGAATACATCAGGATGCCATGGTTCAATATAAATAGCGAACGATCCGTTTCTTTTTCCACCCTGATTTATATGACGCGACACATTATTTAGTACTCTCAAAAGAGGCATTAACCCATTACTCTTTCCGTTAGTTTTAGAAATATGAGAATCTTTTGCTCTAACGTTGCTGAAATGACCTCCAATTCCGCCTGCATGTTTTGAAATTTCAGCCATATCTGCCGCGGATTTATAAATTCCCTTTACCGAATCTTCTGTTCCTAATAGGAAACACGAACTAAGTTGTGGAAAATTTGTACACGAGTTAAAAAGCGTAGGAGTAGCATGAGTATAATATTTTTTAGATATAGAATCGTATGTCTGTTTAACCAACTGAATATTTTCTTTATGAATCTGAATAGCTACCCGCATAAATAGATACTGAGGTCTTTCAATGATTTTGTTATTAGATTTTAGTAAATAACCGTTCTGCAAAGTTTTGAATCCAAAAAAAGTTAGATTGTAATCTCTATTACAGTCTACAATTTCTTCAAAATAGTCTGCATTATCAGATACTATTTTGTAAAATTCGTGTGTTACAAGTTTTGATTCGTACAATTCTTTAGTAGCATTTAAAAAAGAATCATGTGTGTTTTTGTGATGATTATTAATTGAAATTCTACCCGATAGAATAATATAATCTGGATTATTTTTGAAAAGAGTAGCCGAAAAACTTGAAGAAAATTCATCAAGTTCTGATGTACTAATTCCATCATAAATCAGGCTACATATATTTTGAGCTATAAAAACTGGATCAACCTCTAATTTTTTTCCCCATATTTCGCTATATTCAGACAGCATTTTAACTTTTTCGGTAATCAAATCGAATCTAACTTCTTCTACGCGTCCGCTTCGTGTTACTACCTTCATATGATATATTATATATTATAGAATATCTGTAATCTTTAAATAATTTAATTACATTATTAAATTATTTAATAATTAATCGTGTCTATTTATCTAATTAACAAATTATCTAATTCATTTATTAATAATATTTTTATAAGGATTATTCTTAGAATTAAATTTTGATAAGTTACGTGTTTGCACGTATGCGGGACTTGTTTGCACGTATGCGGGAGTTATATTATTTTTGTGTTTAAACTTTTGATTATCATGCATAATATGTGGTGCTGTATTTGGATCAACATTCATAAAATTACTTATTTTACGAAATTGTATGGAAGGTTTGTCTTTTTTTCCATCGTCAGAATCGTCGGCTTTAAACGGCCAAAACTTAAACATATACGCTGCACCAAAATAAATCAATAATACTACAAATATAATTATAGCAATTTTAACAGCGCTGCCTCCGATACCCCCACCTAAGAACAACTTATAAAATATAAAAAGTCCAATTAACGCTAATATTATAATTGGACCAAATAATCCGCCTAAGAGTCCGGAAAAGCCCGATAACATCGACGATAAACCTGTTCCCTTTTGAGCGTCTTCAAACATTTTATTGACGGCTCCCTGAAAAGCTGTTAATCCTGCGTTTTCTGTTTCTACCTTACTCTTAATAGCTACCTCTGCTATTACTTCACTTGCTAATTTTGAAGTTAAATTTTCTAAAGCTTTACTAATCATAGCACTTCTCAAAAAAGTCATGTTTTTGATGTTAATACCCAAATTAACTCCACTTATTGGACCTGCTGCATAAAAAAGGATGTTACCACCAGTAACAGAAGTTATCTTAGTTTTGTTAGCAGCGTCAATTATATCTTTAATAGCGTTAGAATCTAAGCTCTTAACTTTATCTGATACATACGATTGTATACTGTCTGATGAACCCCCAAAATCTGTCTTTTTAGTGAGCTGTGCTACTATATCGGATGTTAATTGTTTTTTCATTTGTCCTTCCATGCTAGTTACGTCAGTTACTTGCATATCATTGGTCATTTCCATCTGTTTAACATCAGAGTATGTAAGTTGTAGCTTAAAATCTCTAATGCTAAAATCCCAATTAGCTTCCTCAGCTTTTTGAGCATTAGATAGCTCTTCAATCGCATATATACTTACATTTGGATCCCCTTTGCTATTAAGTGCTATTTCAGTAATACGTTCCTTATATTCCGCCATCGACTTCGTGTGACCCGCTATCATAGATTCTGTAGGCATCGCAATAACTGATACGCTAAATTGCGTGGACGTATTTAAATCCAACGTTTGGATTGAGCCTTTATACTTACAAAGCTTCTGAGTTGTTACGGCAAGTTTATCTGCTGCGTTATAAAGAATGGTCTTACAACCTTCTTCTGATGTACGAGTGTAAAGATTTTCTCCAAGAGTCTTGTCCATTGCGTATCCAAGTCCACCCCCAGATGGTGTAGCTCCTGCAATCAAACCTTCTTTAATTTTAACAGTCGTATCAAGGGTATTAAGTAGGTCCTTTCTACACTTATTATCCGGCCCAGAAGATGCTTTAATTAGCTCGACTAGAGCGTCTTTATCATCCAACTTTTTTAAATTCTGCAGTTTGTCTCCGTCATCCACAGAATCTGTACAATATTTGCCGAGTTCAGCCTCGGTTGGATAACCTAATTCTGATCTAGAAGCATCGAAGTTAGGTGCTAAAATCTTGCTAAAATTTTTTACAAAATCAGGTACTTCTAAAGACATTTTATTATTACATTAGAAAACAATTTTTAAAAATAAAGAAAATTTTAAAATAAATTACCAAATGAAGTTACGATATCGTTTACAGGATTTACATTTACATTTACATTTCCATTTACATTTCCGTTTCCTTTACCTTTTATAAAAAAAAAATAATTAATAATAAAATACTAATTAATGTAATAATTATAGTTATCTTATATTTATTCCAAAAATTATAGGGGCTTGGTGTAGGGTCTTCATATTGATTAATATAACCTGGAGATTTATCGCAGACTTTTTTATTTTCATTTATTGTAGAGCAATTTAATAACTGCCCACATTTAATATAATTAGCTTTTACTCTATAGTATTCAAAATTTGGTTCGTAAGTTTCTATCCAAGTAGATCTACACGACTCAGAAATATCAAATTTATCTAGTAAAGTTTTTTCTGATGGAAGTAGATGTGTCTTTTGTACAATTTGAATATTTCTTAATAAAGTCTTAACAATCACATCTCTATCATATTTGGATAGTCCGAAAAACCAGTCCTTATAAACTTCTGCGTACACATCTTCCACTAGTCGATCAAACTCGTCATATTTACCCTGTCTCTGTAAATCTGCTCCACGTTCACGTGCTATTGCTTCAGCTTTTCCTTTAAGCTTTTGTGGAAGATTATCTCTTATTGAAAAATTGTACTTTAGTTCTTCGTTATAGCCCCATTTTGGGGGCATCGTAAATCCTAAAGGAAGCTTGTAACCATTTGGTATTATACCTTCCATTTGTTATAAGTTAAATATTTTAATTTAGATATTAACGAAATAATATAAAATAAAGAACTAAAATTATAAATATTAACACGGCTCCTAATATTATATATATCATTAGCGGGTTTTCTTCGTACATATCAAATATATACTTTTTGAACGTTTCAATCGAGTCCGGAGGTTTCTCAGTTGATGGTTTGTATGGTTTGTATGGGTTGTATCCAGAAGGGGTTTTTTCTTCAGGTGGTACTTTAGGTTTGTTGTCGCCGCCACCGTCTCCACCTCCATCGCCACCATCTCCCCCTCCTCCATCGCCGCCGCCGTCGGTTGGTACCACAGGTTTGCCGTCAGCTCCACATGATATGAAATTTGGCGAATTAACTATATCAGAGTAAGCAAATTGAGTTATGCTACATTCCGTAAGAGCAACGGGTGGACACCCGGGTTCAATTTTACTATCAAAATCGTTCTGTGTCTTATAGGGATTGTCGGTTGTTGTGTTAGACTTCGCTTTTGTTGCGTTAATATAATCCCTTACAAACGATGAGTCGGTGGACATTTGAGATTGATAATATTTTAAAAGTGTAATAGATTGTTGATTAGCATTGTCGCAAGAAAAAGGTAGTTCGAATGTACTCTCTGCGATATTCACAATACTACCGATTAGCTGATTTCTAATCACGTCGTTTTGAAAAAAACCGTCTTTATACCACGAGCTAGTAACACTTGTCTTATATGTAAAATTTAATCTAGCGGTATTATTATCTACCATAACTGCGCAAAATGGATCTAAATAAATTTCTGGGTTACTATCATTGACACCGCCTGCTGCTTTTCCGGCGGAGATAAAAGCGGAATCCCTAGATGTAGCTTTTCCCTTAATTGTAAAAGCGTTACAATGCTTAATTATCGCCTTTCTCATATCAGATCCAGCTGGCGGAAGGGCGGTGTTATCAGTATTTTTATCTATATATAGCTGTCTATAATATTTTTGAAAACTTTTTGTATAAAGTGGGTTTATTAACAGATAATACCTGTCTGCATCCCCTTGTTGATTTTTTGGTCTATATAGAATATATTTGTGATTTTTACTTAAAGCCATATTCTTATCAAAATTGTATATATTTTTTGCTCTATACTCATCAATACTGGTGCCAGAGTTTAAATTAGTTGATCCTCCTATTTCTTTTTGTTTAATAGCTTCCGGTAACGCATCGTAAAGTCCCGTATGTATAACAGTAGATCCATATTTAATTGTACCGTAGTCTGAAATAGATATATCCCCTGTTTGTAAAGCTTTTGAAATTTTATCAGTTTCCGCCAAATCATATACTTTAATAACTAAATAACGAACCGTAGAATCTATTTTAACTGAATCTGGTGCACCAGTGTTTCCTAATTTCATATTAGCGAGCGAATAATTATTTGTATTAACCGGAATCCAATACATACTGTAATTAACTCCTTTAGGAGTCGAACCTGTTAAAAAACAGTCTAAAACCGGATCTGATTCTCTTATTTTTATAGCCATAGGAGTTTCATCTGTTGTACTCATTTATTAATAATAATAATATAATATTTTTAAAAAGTTAATTGTTAATTTCACTTAAACGCGTATAGTTTATAGTTTTAATTAATTCTGTTTGTGAAGATTGAGTAGAAAAATGATATTGTAAATTATTAATAGCCTTTTGAACAGTAATTAAGTTATCTTCTAATTTAAGGATTCTTTCATTTAAATCTTCCGAAAAATTTTTATTAGACTGAGTCTTGGCTTTAATTGCAGACATTTAATGTATTTAATGTATTTAAAATAAAATAATTTAAATATTTTAAATTTATTTCTTATACATTAAATACATTAAATGTCTGCAATTATAGACAGTACTACATGGACTAAAGATATAGATGATTTGTTAAATAATATAAGAATTAATTGTATATTTTTATCTAAATGTCACAAAAAACGTTACTTTACAAATAGGGATCGTCTAATATGGTACAG